ATCCTAGACTTCGGTACCAAACAGATACTAAATGGAATAAGGGACACCTTCCTTCTCAGTTCATTTCCTATAAAGAATGGGTAGGCGATGTAAGTCAGAAAGAGCGTTTCTCTAAATTTCTTGTTAACTCGCCTCCAGAAAACTTCGCTAAACTTTGGGAAGAGGTAAAGACCAAGTTTCATAAGTTTGGTCGATACTCTACTTGGTTCTATCTACAAACTCTTAAACAGTGTTGTGGTTTCAATATTGAACCAACCAACTTGATGTTAGACGATTATGAAGGTTCTCGTTCGCACCGTAACGGTCTATGTTTAGCTACAGGAATGGATGATTGGTATGATGTAAGACTTAACCATAAACAGATTAGTTGGTTAGAGGCGCAAGCTTATTATATTCTGAGAGAAGTAAAAGAAGAATTTCCTGACACTGATTACTTCGATATGGAAACATGTCTATGTTCTTTCAAGAAACTATTCAGAAAGAAACAGGGCAGATATCTTGGTTATTACCTAGACCGTCAGGCAGAAGAAATAGCTAAGTGCGAAAAAGACGGTTGGGATGGTATTGATTGGCAACCACTTTGGGATGCCAGGAACGAAACGCTGAATAAAAAGCTCTTGACTAATAGAATAGATAACGCTAAGATGGAATTATATATAGATCAAGACATTTTAGACGCTACAGGATTATTTGTCGAACCAACAAAGGTTGGACTAGAATTGTTTATGTGAGGTTTAATGAAAGTTATTGCGGTTGGTGGTCCGCCAGGAT